TGTTTTGAGCACTAGCATTAAGCTCGGCCTGCTTCGCTGCGTTTTGGCTTGAATTGTAACTGATAGCCGCACTGGCTACGGTAGCGGCTAGCGATGCATAAAAACCAATAGCCAAAGCTGTTGATTCAAAAACTCCCAAAATTGGAGTGTGGAAAATTTCAATGAATGACATAGCGGATGCAGTTTAACGCGGTTGAATCAACATTCCATCCAATTTTTGCACATTCGCCAGCCATGATTGGCGACACAAAGCACCTGATTAAACGGTAATCAAATCCACCCGTTTTGTTGATATTCTTTATCCATCCAATTATAGCGCGTTGAATTATCGCTAAAGCTTCTCGAATGGACTTTATGTCAGACAGTGGACGCCCTAAAAGGTTATCAATCTGAACAATCGGGCAATCAAACATAAGGTAACCAAACGCCACCATCAATGGCCCGTTGTCGTCCTCAACTAGGAATCCATTTGGACTTAGTAGCTGTGGAATTAACGTCATGTCGCGAGCCTGCGCCCACGCCGCCACAGTGTCGAAGTCGTCTGGAGTGTAGGCGCGGATGTTCATCAAGCTCCAGCTCCACTCGTTCCCTCGACTTCAATTTCTAGGATCATGCCAAGCACGTTAAACGGCACTGCATGACGCGAGGCTATGGCAATGTCGCAGGCTTGGCCCCAGTCAAAGTTTAGACTCTGCGGAAGCGTCTGCCCTGTGTTGTGAGTGTAATCTTGCACGGCTTCGTTCGGCGCAATCGGAAACTCGTCCGTTTCTTGAATAATGCGCGTGTAATTAGTAAAATCTGCATCGGTAATTTTGCGCCACACGTTGCCATAATATGAACGGAAAATGCGGAATGATGCGCGGGTGACACGCCATTTTCTCATCTGCGCGGTGCCGTCGCGAAGCTGAATCTCAAAGCGATTCGGCACAATATAGGCAGTAAAGTAAAAGCCAATGTATTGAGTCTCTGCAAGATTGGCGGTTAAGCCTGTAAATACTACAGTCCCACTTCCTCCAGTAATTGCAGCAGTATATGGAGACCCGTCTGATTGGAATGATGTGCCGCCATAAATCACATTTACAGCAGCGGTAGCGGCAAACTGAGGATTAGCAGCAGTAAGATTTGAGAATGTTGTATTACCTCCGCCGACAGTGACCGAGCTGTGAGACATCCAAGAATCCATGCAGCGAACATCCGTGCCTAGATTTGCCGATGTCATGGCATTACGCATATCCTCACCATCGATGCTTTCTAGTGATAGCGCGTTGTAATTCATCAAGAACATCAACGAGTCAGCGGCAGACGATGACGAGTAAAGGCTGCACATCGATTTGCACGCCAGCAGCGAGCGATGACGGTGCCATGCGGTCACGTTGTTTTCTCGGTCGTAAGTGAAGCCGCTCCATGTTCCATCAGCGTGGACGAGCCAAACGACTGGGTCAGGCGATTGACTGTAAAACATCTGAGTGACGTTGGATCGGCAAACAACGTGTTCTGCAAGCAGTGTCATCTCAGGAGCCGAGTAGCCGTCACGCTCAAACACATAGGCAAACTCACGCAAGCGATTGTCACGCGTAAGCCAAAGCAAGCCGTCACCTGAAAGCACAGGCTGGAACTTGCTCGACCCGTAGCGGCTCCAACGGCGCAGGCGCAGACTGCTGGGCGTTAACGGCCCATCTTGGTCTCCACTGTCCATCGTCCATTCCTCGCCGGACGTGCCGATGACAAGCGTGCGCTTAAAGCTGGAGATCCATTGGATGCTGTTGGCCTGCGTTGCCGCAAGCGTTACATCGATGCCGCTTGTGTCTAGCGATCCAGTTAGGAATGTATAGAAGTCGTCAGTCTGGCTCCCCCAAATTCGGGTTGGCTCAGCGGCTGTAGATGCAAAGAATAAACGCGAATCATGGAAGCCGCACGTCTTAGGATATCCGCGAGTTGTAGAGAATGCGCCCTTTGCCCATATTGGAAACTCAAAACCAATAGCCTCATTTGGGATAAGCGAATTAACCGCAAGTTTCGGGATGCCGCGCACTTGAGTCGTGGAGACGTAAGACTCAATCTTGAATGGAATATTAAGTTTGCCCTCAACAGGTTCAATTGTCATTGATCCAGTTGCGCCTGCACCGCTAGGCACTGCCGACCTAATTGACACCCAACGATACCAGCCGCCAGTATTTGGAGCGTCTGCTGGATAACTGATTGTTCCTTCTTCCACATCACTTACATACCACTCTCTGATTGTGGTAAAATTGATTCGATCTAGCGATTCTTGAAGTTGAAAAGTGGTTTTTTGCGGTGAATTAGCTCCAGATTTCCAATTGGTGCGCGCAATATATGATCCCTGAATAAATATAGATGCACTTGTAGTTGTTACATTTAAAGTCGTTGAGGCGGCGGGAATTAATTCAGATGCAATTCGTCCTGTTGAACCAGGAGAAAGCAACCACGTTGAGCCAACCTCATTGGCGTCGAATGTCGCAGAACTAGCAATGAGTCGATAGTCAGTGATCGTAATCAATACCCATTGAGTGCCAACACCTGGCCTATCTGATCCGTCTGATGCAGAAGTGTGAGCCGTTACGCATACATAGTTTGACCCAAAGTATTCGGTCACGTTACCGATGACATAAGCTTGACCTACATTCCAAGACGATTTGTAAGTGAGTTCAGTCCAAGATGCGTTAAGTAACACGCCAGCCGTTGAAGTTGTGGCTGAATTGTAAACGAATGTGCGAATGTAAGTTTGGCTAGTCGTAATATACCACGCGCCTGTTCCTGCGGTATAGGTTGCAGGAAGTGTTGCTCCTGATGAATCAAGCTGAAATACATCATCAGTAATCTTGGTAATGACGCTTGTAATGTTTGCGTTTGTCGCTCCGCCAACACCATAAACCGTTACTGTGTCGCCAGTGGTTAAACCGTGATCAACAGACGTAATCCGAATTTTTGAGCTTACAATTACAGCGCCAGTGACAGCTTTAGTGTAAGGCAACATTCTAACATTGCCTTTTGTATAAGTAGCCGCAGCACTCCAATCGTCTGCATCATACAAAAGCCGCAACGTCACGGCATCACTCGGAGGATCAAGGGCAGGCGCAAACTGGAAAGGAACGTCAGTGAATGCCCAATTCGTATCAGCTACTCGCGTGATAATCTTTGGGTGCTGCGTTGCCACCGTTAAATACATTACGTCATTGAGCTGGACAAAATGCAGATCAGCAATTTCAGCTTCGGTGTAAGTCGTTGTAAGTGTAGCCTTTAGCGTAAAAGTGCCAGCCGAGTATGACCAAATCTTGATGGCGTTTGTCTTAAAGCCTAGCACATAGCCAGAATCGACTGAGCGGCGGAATGGAATAAGTCGCACGCATCCGGTCACATCAGAGTTGGCAGCGCCGAAACGAGTGCCTGGCCTTTTAAATGCGCCACCGTAGGAACGCACCATGAAGTTTTCCAACAGTTTGCAGCCTGTCGCATACTTCTCGGAGTCGGTGCGACCGTCCATAATTGGCGACATTTCGCCGCCATTAAATACTGCCTTAATCGTTTGGAATTGTGCCATGATATTTAAGAGTCGATGCCGATTCCTGCCCACGTTCCGCCCATGCGAGCGGCGATCACTTGCGAGTCGTTAAATGGCGGGATTCTGCGTCCTTTTCCTTCGTTAGCATCGCGAGCCTTAACGGGTGGTGCGACAGCTTTCTCGTAGAATTGGCGCATATCTGTAGCTCGCCCAGTAGCACCTTGGGTATCTTGGGCGATGTAAGCCGCAAGAAGGAATGAAAATGCGGTCACGAAGTCGGCTGGATACTTGGTCACATCGGTGATGCGCTGGATGTATTTGAGGTTGATCGTTTCCTCGTCGGTAAGGATCAAGCCTTTCTCAAACTGGAACTCAGCGCCGGCATCTTCAAGCTGTCCGCCGCCTGCATTGATTGAGATTGGGCGCAAGCAATCGCTTGGCAGTGTATGCTGGAAGTCCCAGTCAAACTGAGGAATGCCAACAACTTCGCCTGTGCCACTTGTGTAGGTGCCAGCAAACACCGAGTCGTCGAGCGTGAAATTGTTGGCGTTAATCACAGTGACATACCATTGACCATTGGCAACGGTAACGCCTTGCACGTCCTTTACATAAACGCGATCTCCTGTGGCGTAACCGTGGCCTGCGTGCGTGATCTTAACTAATCCGCTTGAATCAGTAACGGCAGTGCCACCTGTAAGAGTGTGATAAGTGATCGTTTGACGTTTGCGATTAGTCGCAAAGTTCCACGGGTGCTCGCGCAAGACCTCATCAAGTGCCGTATAAACTGGCGGCGTTTCGGTGGGATTATACCATTTACGCAAGCTTGCTGCTTGCTGTGTGGTGTCGTTTTCGAGGTCGGTAAGCGCACGGCCACCGAGGTGAGCGATTGCAAGGTTTGCGATTTCGGTAGCTGTTGCGGCCATGATGCTGGGATAATACACAAAAAGCGGAGTAGTGCAACAGCACCGCTCCGCTCTTTGGTTAGTTTAGGATCAATTAAAGTCCCAGTAAGCAATCGTGAAGTAAAGCACGTTGCCTCCAGTAACGGTTCCAGCGCTTGCAAGTGTAACAATAACTGGCGTGTTGTCAGTTGTTGCAACAAAAGCCAAATCAGCTTCAGTGCCAGCAAGAGTTGATCCAAATGTTACAGTCTTTCCATCAGAAAGAACAATGCCGTCTGCATAAACGTCAGGATTAGAGGCGGTGCCAATATCGAGCGTCAATGTAGTGCCAGGATCAACACAAGAAACGTAGCTATCGCCACGCGCTACGACTGCGCCCTTTGGTAGGTAGCAGAGGTTAAACGTGTCGTTAGCAGCATTTGTGCTAGAGGTGGTGAATGTGGCAAGAAGGCATTTCAATGTGCCTCCGGTGAGAGATGCTGGCGAACGTGTTGGACGTTCGGAGCCATCAAGAAGCGCAGCGGCTTGATTGGTGAAGAGGGTGGTATTTGTAAGTGCGGCCATAAGGGTATTTTATTAAATGGTGAAGGTTAAGAGAAGGGCGGCTTTTACACCGCCCCTCTCAGGTTGGACTATTCGTCAGCGTAGATGCGAACTACTTTTTCATTTTCAGAGCGGACAGCACCGAGCATCATTGTGGAGCGGATCTGCATTGCGTGACGGCGTTGCGGAAGGATGTCCATGCGGGTTTGGCGGTCGCTCATTGCGAACTTGATTGCCGACTTGTGGAAGGCGAAGCAAGAACGAACGGTGGCGACTGCGGAAACAGTGCCTACTGGGAGACGTTGTGACTTCAGGAATTTGAAGCCAAGGAAGGTTCCAACATTTCCTTCAACCAAAGCTTTGACTGTGTTGAAGTCAGCGCTGGTGATGGCGGTATCGCGAAGCAGGTCTTGCTCCTGTTGAGCGCCAATTACAAGGTAACGGTCGCTGTCTGGAACTTCGCTCACGTCCATGAGATACTTGGCGCGGCGCAGCTTACCAACCGTAAGGCCACAATTAGCAGCAGAACCAGTTTCAACATAGTCTGTGGCAATGCTTTGACCAACAGGGAAGTCGTCTGGAGTTGTTCCATCTTCGCCTACATAACGTCTTGCATCAAAGGCAGAAATGACAACGTCATCAATTGCACGATTGAAAGCCTGAGCGTGAGCCTGAACTTCGTCAGAAGTAGGTAGCACGATGGTTCCAAGGAAGTGCTTGTCCCATTCGTCGAAGGTAGTGACCTTCTCTTTTGGACGTTGGGTGAGCCAATACTTGCTGCCATCAAACTCGCCATCAGGAGTGTCACCTTTGCGAACAAGGATGTCCTGAGCTTCGGAGTCGTTCAAAAGGTTGAACCACTTCTTCTTGCCAGTGAAATCGGCGCGGGTGATGGAGTTAAGAAGGCGGGAGTCGAGCTGTTGCAGGACTTGGTCGAACGATGTCTGAAACATCGTTGGGTAAAATGTATCAATAGTAGCCATAAAAAGGTAGTTTTGGGAGTTGGGAAAAGCCACTCGGTTGAGCGGCAGAGAGGTTTGCTTTGTCTCCGTTCCTTGGTTCTCCTCAGATGAGGGCCGAGTTATCGGCAATCAGCTTATCCTTTGCAGGGGCTTCTTGTTATTGCAGTTTTCTCATATCTGAGAAATATGGCAAGCTTTATTTTATCAATTTTGAGAAAGTTGTGACTTGTGAGCACAAAAAAGCGGCACCTTTTGACGGGTGCCGCTTCTAGTTTGATTACGCTTTAGACGCGTGAAACAAGCTTTGAAGCCTTTCCAGCGCTTTCTGCTGAGCCTCAATTCCATTTTTGCCATGGAAATCGTCGCCCTTTTGGATGCGATCCATTTGCTCTGCGTAGGTTGCTTGGCTGTCTGAGCTGATTAGACCTTTGTCATCATTGATCATCTCGTCAAATCGCAGAGCTGCGCGGATGAAATCGGCATTGTTGCCAAGACCGGACTTTTCTAGATCCACACCGAGAGCAATGGCGCCACGGTTTGCACGCTGCCAATTGTTTTTGGCGTTGTCCTTCCACTCGCTATTCAGCTCGGAAACCATTGCCTCGACCTGTTCTTTTTGCATTGCTTCGGACTTGGACACAAGCTCGCTCACGTTTGCATTGTTGAGGTCAATCAACTCGTGCAGTGCTTCTGGCGGAATGCCGTATTTGTGAGCAATGCCAGCAGCCTTTCCTGCTAGATCGGCGTTCCATTGCACGCCTTCGGGCAGATTGTCTGGTGCTTTAAGTCCGTAGTCCTCCGCTTTCTCTGGCGCTCCTGTGAGCTTACGCAGATCGGCGTAGTATGCTTGGCGTTGCTCGTCGGTGGCATCGGCACCAGGTTTCTTTGGCGCTGCGGACTTTTGACCTAGCGTCTTTTCGAGATGCGCGTAACTGACTGCGAGCTTGTCGATCATTGGCTCGCCTTTGGCAGCATCCCAGAACTTCTCTGGAATGTATTCAGGACGAGCGACTGCCGATGGCAATGCTTCAATTGTTGGCGTTGTTACTTCTGGCGCAGCTTGTGCAGCCTGCTCTTGAAGTGCGGATTGTGATGTTTGTGTTTCGGTTTCCATAGGGAATTAGATGTTGTTAGCCTTGCAGAATTCAGCGTAACCTGTTGGGCCGTAGTGATTGACAAAGCAGCGCTTGAAATAAGGTGAGCCGATCTCGCCAAATCCTGTTAGGTCATAAGAACGAATGCCAGCCGCCGCATCATCACAAACGGCGACTGGCTCCAACGCTGGAGGAATATCGACAACCTCTGGCGTGGAAATGGGTTGAACTGTCAAGGATTCGTTGACGGTTGCAGGCCATACGCTATCAAAAGACAAATTGTCTATGCCAGCGGCTGTGCGGATTTGGCCTAAAATGCGCGGCGCTTGCTTAGAATTAAGCCATGCAACATTGTTGACGATTTGGCCGATAAGCTCGCCATCGCGATTGATTAGATTGTTTGATGTGATTGTAATCATGTCTCTTGCTTGTTTGGTTTTTCTTCTGCTGGGATACCTTTGAGGAACATGGCAAATAGCCACCGAAGCGGCTCTTTTTGTCCTTCTCTAAATGCTGCTTTAACTACATCACCACCAACCTCAAAGGCTGGATTTAGGATGCCACCCACGTCTGCATTGAGTGAGCGATAGACCAATTGGAAGTCAGGCTTATCAAATAGTCGGAGCGCTGCTTTGACGACTTCTTTCTTCTCGTCAGTGCTTAGCGGCGCTAATAGCTCAGCGGCGTTCGGTGTCATGTGATGATTAATGATATGATGATTATGCGCCCATTAGCTCTCTAGCCTTGTCGATGCCACCAATGTCTTTAACTGCGCCAGACATTTCCTTGGCCATCATTGCGGCCTGCTGAGCCTGTTGAGCCTGCGCGCGCTGCTGTTGGATAGCGTCAATCTCTTCTTGCGGACGAAGCAAACCTTCAGGCGCTCCAACGAGGCGAGATTTCTCGCGGATGTAGAAGCCCGTGTTGATGTTGTCCATGATCGTCGGATCGACTGCTGCAAGGCTGACTGCAGTTTGCATGACCTCGTCGGCACCGCGAGCGTTCCAACTATCAATTGCCATTGCAAGACGCGAAGTAAGCTGAATCTCTGGGTCGGAGACCTGCACAAATCCACGGCCAACGAGTTCGTATGCTTCTTGTGGTGGCAATGGTAGCAGGCCGTTCTCAGCGCACAGATCGAATGCACGGCGCAATTGCGGTTCGATAGTCTCGCGAACGTCACGATGATAGATAGGGCCGACAGTGTCGAGCTTCTCGCCTGCACGCTGTGCCACTTCGTAGGCAGTCATCTCGCGGTCGATCTGCGCGAACATCTGGAACATATCCAACGAGCAAAGGCGTTTGATCATGTCCTGACGCATTTTGACGCGCTCAAATGCCACTGACCATTCGCCGGCTACTGGAATCTGTGCGATGCTTTCTGGGCCCATTCCTTGTGGGTAGTAATTGATTGCTCGCGCTGCAGTCTTGAGACTTCCTTCAAACGTATCAGGCACTGCCATCGGTGGGAATACCTGCTTCTCAGCGAAGACATCCATCATCTGCTGAAGGAAATTAAGCTGACGAGCTTCCGGCAAAATGGCAAAGCCTGGACCGTAGCCCCATCCTGAATTGCCAATGATTGCATCATAGGAAAGGTAACGACCAACGGTGTAAGGGAAGCCATCGTAGCCGCCCTCTTGCACGATCTTGGCGCTAGTCTTCTCGACGTAGGCCGAAAGATACTTCTTCTTGGTCTTGATGTTGTATTCGTTGGACCCAACCTTAGATGGATCACGAGGCTCGACGATGTGAATGAACTCGAAAGATTTACTCCGATTTACACCTTCGCCGGCTAGTGAATCTTTAATGACCTTTGGCAGGTTCTCGTTGCCAAACTTCTGCTCAGCTTGCTCTGCTGTTAATTCAAACTCACGAATGAAGCGGTAAACCTTGCCAAACGGGTCGAGTTCAAAAACGTAAGTGCCGATCTTGATCTTCTCAAAGCGCAGTCGATTACCTTTGCCCATCTCGCTAAAGATTGCAGTGGTGCCAAAATTCCAAAGGTCGGCGACTGACTCAAGGCGCTCAAGCTGGAAGTTACTGCGTGAATTGACTTCCTGGTTGAGAATCTGCGAACACTCAGACAGCCAGCCCTTGACTGCATCTGAGCTTTTGAGTTTTAGGTTAGGCTTCAGCGCAATCCACGGCTGAGATGCTGGCGTAGTCCAGGACGTGTAAGCTGACACAGCACGTTGCACTGAGTCTGTAGCGGTCGCATCGTAGATTTGCGCCTCCTTGTTACTGTCAGGCATATAGCGTTTGCTCGTAATGCCAGCCTTTCGAGGACTGACATAATCGGCAATCTCCTGCCAGATCTGATCATGAGTAGACACGCGAGCGGTTTTGAGTCGATCAAAGGTCTTAAGCCAACGCTGCGTTTGTTCGGTGCCTTCGGTCATATATTTATTTCATCGCCACTGACGGTGATCCCATTTTTGAGACCGCCGTAAGCTTAGGTGCTAGAAGTTTGCCCACTCGACTTGTGCCTGTGTAGCCTGTTTCAGGCGGTGGTGCATTGTTGACCATAACGCCTTCGCCACCCATGCCCAGCGCACCCATGCTGCCTAGTGCGCTCATTGGTGCCAGTGGATCGGTTGGATTGATCGTCTTACGCAGACCACTGCGACGATTAGCGGATGAATAAGCCTGCTCACCTGCTGCGCTGTCGGCGCGAACTGGCGCAGGCGGTGGTGGTGGTGGTTTAGGTGCTTTTGGAGATCCTCCCATGATTTTGCGATTCTCTCACTTTTGAGAAAGAAGGCAAATCATTTTTGAGAAAGCGGGAGCTTGGCGACCAATCGACGCATCCTTTGATAGTCCAGCCAGAAGATCTCGCCACCATCCTCGCGACAGAATCCCATCCAGCGCCGTGTCTCTTTGCGCGGGTCGACCTCCATGAATTCTTGCACGTTACCTACTGCCAAAGTTACGAAAATCGCTTCTTGCTGGCAATCATCGCCAAATTCGCGCACGGCATCGACGGCTAGAATGAAACACGTTGGCGAGCTATAGATGTAGCTGGAGTCATCCAAGTGCTCCAGTAATGTCTTAGTAAAGTCCATGCCGAGTTCGGCGGCTAGGAGTGCTGCTTGTTTCTGTGGTGTCATATAATCGTGGTAAACTGTGTATAATTGCGACTTTCGATTGCAACTCGCAAGTCAAGTCTGCTGCCATTCCTGCCTCTTGCGCGGCCCTTCTGGCGAGTTGTATCCTGCAATCAATCCAAGCCTATCGGCTTCCGCCATTGTCCTTACACCGTCAGCAACGTGAGATGCCCAGGTGTGGAGCGGCACATTCTTCACAACGCCAGAGCTTGAGTCAGGCGCCATCTCGTAAGCCTTCAATCCTTTGACTCCAGTCTCGCAAGCAGGCAGTCTGAACTCAAAGGTCGGCATCAATCCCATGACATAGTCGATGCCCTGCCAAACGTCTGGAATCACTGGCACAATCACAAGGTTGGTGAAGCCGGCTGCTTTCGCATCGCTTTCAAATGTAACGCCGTTGCGCTGAGTCTGCTTGGCATCGTGCGGCAGGTAATGCTTGCCGTAGCTGTAGCCTTTGGCTTGCATATGGGCATACCGCTCGGTCACTGTTAGCGGTAAGCCGATGTCGCAATCAAGCCAACGCCAGTGCCCGAATGCCGACCGTTGCCCATACCAAACCGTTGTGTTGCGAGGGCCGCCAAGATCCCAGAATGTATGAACAGGTGATCTGCCATCAATCGGGAACTCGCCAATCCTGCCCTCGGCTGCGGCTGCGGTCATGTAGCGACCGTAAATCGCTGACTCGTTGGCAATGTTGAAGTCACAATAGAACTCCTGCCTGATAAGCGCCTCAGACATTCCAGATCGGCGCTCTTCGTCAATGTCATCAAGCGAGATTGCGCCCGTGTCCTCTACGCTGAGCACCTGCGTGAACCAAGTCGGGTTCGTTTTCACGGTCTTGAGTAGATCGAAGAAATGATTTTCGCCCCTCGGTGTGCCGTTGAACCAAGCGAATCCTCCGTTTTCCGCGAGGATCGGACGGGTGTAGTCCCATGCAAGCGGGTTCTGATTTTGATACTCAGAGAAGACAACGCCGTAGTAGTTGCCGCCGACAACGTCTAGGTTGTCAGTGCCCAGAATCTGAATCGTGCTGCCGTTGATCAACTCAATCCGCATGTCGGTCTGATTCGGTGGCTTCGCTAACAGTTCTTTTGGGATGTGGTCGATCACGCGCATACCGTTGGTAACGTCTACGTTCATCCAGAGTGCTTTGCGGCCTAATGCGGCGGTAGGCATGTAGTAGGCAAAATTGGCTTTTGTCTCTGCTGCGCGTGCCACCAATTTATTTAAACAAAGCTTGTCCTTTCCTGCTCTTCGATGCCAAACCATCAAAACACGTTTATAATCGTCCATCGCCCTCCATGCAGAAAGTTGATATGGGCGCGGGTTATAACGATATGGCAGTTCAATAGTCATATTTTGGTGAAGGTCGGCAGGAGTTGCACCCGCATTTCAGAGAGGAACTCTGGTCTTACTGTTAGATGACGACCTCGCCTCGGTTTCATAGCTTGCGAATCACAATCTCAGTCACGCCTGAATGCTCGACCTTCTCAGGCGCATAATGGCCGGCACCCTTACCAATCTCACGCAGTGCTCCAGTAGCGGCGCTAAAATCCTCAGACTCCTCGGCAGATGTAGCGATTCTAGCCAGTCTTTCGAGCCAAGCTTCCTTTGATAAATCAAACTTTCGATCAGCTTTTACGGCCACTTTTGCACGTAATTCTTCAATCCTTGCCTTTACCTTGACTTCATTGGCAAGCTTAGAAGCTCTAGGATCAATCGACAACGGTGAACCATCTGGATCCTCTGCCACATGAGCGCGATAAGCTTGAGCCGCTGGCGTATTTAGCGCCACAGCCTGTGCAAATTGTTCATATTTAGGATTTTTTAGCGCAGGCATAATCAAGAGATGCGGCGGAGTAATTCGTTAGCTGTGGCATTGTAAAGCCAGGTTGTGATAGTTTTGTCATTCAACAAATCGTTTAACTCAGACCTAGTGAGGTCGGAAAGCTTTTTGTTAGATGAGAGGAATTGAGATGGATTCATAATGTTTGGAGCTTCACCATCAAGAATGGCTTTAGCCCTCATAAGCTTTTCAATCGTCAGTTGGCTTTGTGAATTATTTAGCGCAGGCATAATTTCGGTAGTGGCATCCAATATTTTAGTTCGTCCATCGTAGCTTGTTCATTCTCAAACCAGTAGTCAATCATATCGCTCGGCATTTCTTGCGCTTGTAGGGATACGGTCACCCATTTCTCATCGTAACTGTTCCAGACTGCGACTAACGGCCACGGATAGCCAAAGTCACCGAGGATAACGGTTCCATCTTTGGGAGCGGTTTCAGGTGTTTTCCATTTCATGTGATGCCTATCGTAACTGAATTAAATTGCATTTCAAATGTTTAAACTCCGCACATCCCAGCGCATTCATTTTGGAACATATCCATCTGCCGTGGATCGTTTTGATAATCACTCAAATCAACTTCATTGAGCGGCATCAATGAGTTGTGCAAAAAAGGAACGCCATTCATTCCATCTGATCGGCGTTTAACATTTTGCAAATCTTGCTCAAATTTAACCGCTCTAGCAAACTCTTCAGGCTCTTCATCTCGTAAACGTCTCCATTCAGCGTTGGAATGAAATGGGCAATAAACGCAAGAAGATCGTGGCGGCTTAGGATAACCATGATCAGCCATCCACTTCAAACAGTCTTCTCGACGCATTCTGCGTTCAATTAACGGCCAGCGATTCTGACACCATTTCTCACGGCTAACTTTCATCCGTTGCATTTCATCGTAACTAATGCCGATCCAAGTTGTAGCGGTCACTTCCTTTTGTCCTCGCTTAACCTGCGCTAATCGACGTTCTTCTTTAAGTAAAACCGCAATCTTAAAATCTGCTGTACAGCTTCTCCCCATAATTCCACAACTACCATTTGGATTAGCTACAAAAGCAGGAATTTTCTATCTTTC